GATATTTCTGAATGCTCCTTCCATAAGGTCATCGAAAGTAATAGGAGAATATTCAAAATTAAGAGAACCGTCAGAAGAGCTGTTGCCCTGCTGCGGAGCTGATTTAGTACGCCCGTGTCTTAATTCGTTTGACTCTTTTGATTCTGTTGAACCTTTAACAGAATCACCGGTAGTTCTTGTAAGAACAGGGTAATTATATATCCCGTCTTTTGTCTTGAACAGACCTGCTTTTGTTTCACGTGAAAGATATACATCACGTTCTGAACCAGCTTTAATATTGGTAATAAAATCTGCCATAATAATCCTCCGTTAATTTTCCATAAAAGCATTCCATACTACAGATACAGGAACAACAAACGTATCATCGTTTATCTTTCTTCCTGTATTTTTATACGTCTTAACTATTCTTACACCATTTATATAAGTACCGCCTTTGAATGTATCATATATCTTGTTGTAAATAATGTTTATATTGTCATTAGTTGCCATAGATTCTGTTGAATTCACAGAATCGCTTGTTACAACACATATATTAAGCTGCATTATTCCAGACCATTTATTAAACCCGTCTCTGCCCAGCTCTTTCTTTTCGCTTCCTTTCCTGATAAATTCTATTTCTATATATGTACCAGTTCGGTCTAATGTCTGTGTCTGATATACAACAGGAAATCCGTAATCTTTGAACCTTATATCATTAACTGCTGTGATAAGAATATTTTCGGCATCACTGTCATTCAAAATAATCCCTCCACATCTCCGATATCTATCTTTTTATTCCCGTCTACATACTTACCTATTTTCACAAGCCTTTCAGTACTTGGATAATCTGCTGTTTTCTTTATAGTCCACGCCGCCTTATGACTTGATTCACCTGCAATTTCACCGACTTCTGCCATCGTTATCCTGAGCATTCCTGCCGGAGCCTGTATAGAGAATCCGTCTTCTATGCCATGAGGAGTACCGCTGTCACTATATGATATTCCTCTTGAATCTGCCTCATACGTTCCATATTCAAGCATCGGCATACGCTCGTTATCGTTATATATTTTAATCTGTCTTGGAACTTTTTTTTCAGGAAAAAATCTGTCCAATGCAGACTTAATATTTTCCATGCTTTCTTTATCATCCGTATCTTCAAATAAATCCATACCTATATCTCTTGAGTATATTTTCTTCCCATTGTATTCAAGATACCAGCACTTTCTTACAACATCATCATCCATTTCATGTTTCTGCCCGTTATATTTTATATAATTTTCATCAACAGGTGTTCTTGAAACTACTCTCTGGAAAAATATAGCAGCCAGATATATATTCCGCTGTCTTGCAGTCTTTCCTATCCTATAAACTCCGATTCCTAACGCTTTATAAGTGATATCATCAAATACACCTGTTACATTCTTGTCTGATACTGATGTAGTTTTACCGTGTATTTTTGCAGTGAATTTAATATTAGCTGGCATTTTCTACCTTCCGTCCCTGCAATATATATACAATAGTCGTAACACCATCCGGCTGTATCTTGTTCTTGGTTATTATTGTAAATTTATCAGAACCGTATGAAACATAATCAGTAGTTTCTGTAGGTTCAAATTCTGAGCTTACAATAAGTTTTACATCACCGGCTTTTATAAGGTTACCGGAATTCCCTATATCTTCCGCTGTATAATTGGTCTTTACAGCCTTACATCCATTCTCTGCATAATTCTTTGTCTTTATACCTTTTGAATTAACTGTATACGTTCCGTCAGGATGAAGTATTTTACAGTCATTTCCATATTCATTTATGAGGTCATAAGCTGTATCATAAAATCCGTCGTAGTCCATCAGTCACTCCATTTTACAGGTACACATATACCACTGTCACTTGTTTTATATAAACCTCTCAGCAGTATATTAACAGATTCGTATACAGATGTATAGGTAGTTCCTGCATTGTTTGTTTTATAATCTTCATTCTGAAAGTACGAAACAGAAACAGCCCCTGACACTGCTTCCGATGCAACATCACCTTTCCTGCTTTTAGTATTCCACAGGTTTTTTGACTTGGCTATAAAAGAAGCCTCACATACCGCTTTCTTCAACCCTTCCGGTATACCTGTAACTTCTTCCCTGTTCCTGTCATAAATACCGTTTCTTGGGAAAGACATCGGCTGTGAAGTATATTTCCTTGAACCTTTCCATAAAAAAAAGTTGTCTACAAATTCAGTACCTTTTATAATAAGTACCTTTTTAGCTTCATCAGAAAGAGCCGATATATCATCACCATGAACAGTACAATAAGTATTAAAATACGCGAGTGTCACATAACTATTTGCGCTTGCTACGTTTGTACCGTTTTCTACGATAAATTCTATATCAGCCATATATTTTAACCCTCTTCCTGAATAACAGATTTAGGCTTTCTTCCCCGTTTATTTGCAGAAGGTTTATCATCTGATTCTTCACCTGTTTCAGTAATTTCTTCTTTTTTATCTTCAGACGGAATATCTCCATCTTTAATAAGAATAGACGGATTTACAGGATTATCTACAGGATTTTTTTTTGAGACAATTTTGTCTTCTTCTTTTACAACCCATCCTCTGGATTTCATTTTATCAATGTCACATTCTTGAACTGTATAAGAAGTTGGAGCTTTTGGACGCTCCGGTGCAAATCTTGTCATGGTAACATATTTAATTACATCTTCCAAAATAATTCCTCCAAAAATTCCGGGGGAAATAATCCCCCGGATATAAATTAACCAAGCATCGTAACTACGTGTCTGGGGTTTACAACTTTAACACCCCAGCAGGCAGATACCTGAATCTGCGTCTTTCTCTGTCCCGGATACATCGCAATTTCAAACGTGATACCGGAAACAGGGTCTGTCACATACTCACGTCCAAGAGCACCATCACCCGCGTTCGGATAGAACGGAGTGCGTGTTGCAAGAACAATTGCGTTCTTCTGGAAACCGATAGAAGGTGTATATGCGCTTCCAACTGTAAGTGCCGTACTGATAGCCGCACTCTGTCTTACACCCGGCTCATTAAGTACCGCAGTTCCCGGAGCTGTAATTCCTGTACCTACTATGTACTTATTAGTATCACCATTAAGCGTTACATAGTCTCCTGCAAGAATAGTACCAGAACCGGTACCAAGATTGAGGTCGGTATCTCCGTCTCCCGTATCTGCCCCTACAACAGCAGCCGCAAGAACATACAATGTCCCTGTACCTGCTGTATGTTTAGCAAGTCCCCTTGAAGAACGTACCGTAAATCCATACATATTCTCGTTGATAACGCCCCACATACGGGCATCATTGCTTCCGTACTGATTGGCATTAAATATTGTACCCTGTTTTCCAACAAGGTCTGTTTTTGCAGCAGTAGAAAGTATCATTACTCGGTCTGCGTCAGATGCTCCGTTATCAGAAAGTACCGATTGAGCAAGCGCAAATGTAGTAAAATCTCCAGCTGTATTAAACGGAGATGTACCGGCAGAACCTACTGCACGTGAAGCTCCAAGAGTTGCAGCAGAAGCCATATCTGCTTCCATTAGATTTGTGATTTTTCTAAATGCTTCAGAGAACTGGTCACGCCGTACATCTGCTTCTGTTCCTGTAGACGCGAGTCCTGCTTCATCTTCTCCGTCAATATCAATAGGCACCGTTTTCCTTTTATTTATGACGAGAGACACATATCCAAGCGAATCAGTATTTGTCTGTGCCTCAGGAACTGCAAATCCAATAGGCGTATCAACTACATCTCCTACAATACCATAAGGAATCTGTATTTCCTGACCGAATTTTACTTTATCCGCGCTGGTGCTTTTATAAGCGGCTGGAATAAAGCCGACTGTTTCGCGAGAAAGATTCTCTACCGCTTCCCACGCATGTCCAATGTAAGTATCAAGTACTCCCATAATAAATCCTCCAATAATAATTAATCAACGAATTTCAGGTTTCCGTGATGTTCACTGGAGTATTTGGCTTTTTCTGAAGGACTTTTTTTTGCCCATTCTTCATGAGTTAAGTCACCATTCCCAGAACCGCCTTTTCCTCCGTTGCCACCACCACCTGAATTACCAGATACAAGAAACCGTTTTCCAGTCGGTGTATCAAGGAATTCTTTGAGCGCAACATCAACTGTTTTGCCATTGCTGCTCATATAAACATCTTTACCGTCAATAGGTGTTGCTGAGAAATTCTCACCATCTTTCCCTACAACGGTAGAACGAAGAAATGAATAAGCAGAAGTGTCTATATTCTTGTCTTTAGCAGCTTCGTCAAAAACGTTGTTAACCTGTACTGTGTGCTTGAATTTTGACAAATTATCTATCGCAGCTTTGTATTCATTGATAGTTTTGTCCCTTTCTGTAATAGCACCTTCATACGTTTTTTTAGTTTTGTCTATCTCTGATGTATAAAAATCCTTTATTTTTTCAGGATTCTTTTCCTCAAGCTGTTTTTTAAGCTGTTCAACTTCTCCTGAAGCAGAACCATATTTAGTTTCAAAATCTTTACATTTCGCAGCCAGTTCTTCTTTTTCTTTCTTGAAGCTCACTTCATTCGATTTAAGTTTAAGTACATCAGCATCATTAGCAGCTACAAAAGATTCTGCAACCTTAGACCAGACATCATCAGCCAAACCTTCCGGTTTAATACCATTCAAATCTTCAATTTTCATAATTGCTCCTGCAATACGCACTGCATGTGCGGTTTAATAATTTGATAACTCCGCTCCTGCGGAAGCACTCCTGTGCCATGTATCAATATACAAATATACTATACATAAATATACTTGTACTATTAATAGGAATAACACCATATTCAATATGTGTCAAGTTTTTTTTGAAAATATTTCATCAAGCGTTAATTTTTTGCCGTTATTAACGAAATTTTCAACTTTTGAACCTGATTTATATAGATTATACCGTGTCTTTCCCAATATCTCATATTTATAACTATCATCCTGCTTTTCAAACCATTCATAATAAGATGGTTGCGATACTTTATCAGGGAACAGATAACATCTGCATTTATCATGAAGAGGACATGAAGGTGCAGTTGATAAATCAGTATATGTAGTTCCTGACAAATCTCCGCATGATAAACAGGTTGAAATATCAAGCATTGAAATCCATGTCCATATCTTGATTGAATTATCACGCGCCATTATATATCGGTCTGTATTTTTAGCTACCGACGGTATTATTCCCTGTGAAGTCAATGACGCTCTTGTATTTATATTATTATTCCTTGTCTTGAGTGCATCTTTCAATGACGATAATTGGCTTTTGAACATATATGCCGTCCGTGTGGATGTATTATATGATGTATATATAGAGGAAAATACACCGTCTATAAACTTATCTATTGTAATTTTCCCGTTGAACGGTATAAAATCCATCTTTTGAATAATTGTATCAGCAGCTATCGAAACTGCAACCATGTCTTTTATCCATTCATCTTCTTTCTCTACTGTTTTATTTACTGTTCCGGTTATGTATTTTTTTACTTTATCTGAATATTCTGATATTTCATTATCTATATTGCTGTCAATTCTGTTATATGCGTTTTTTGTAGGTATAGATTTTTCTGAATCAATATAATCATCTATATCACCTTCCATTTCAGTGAGAATATCCAGCATATATTCAGATAAAGTGTTTCCTGAGAATTCTAAATCTATATAATGTCTGGCAAATTTATCAAACTTGTCCATTTACATCTTTACCTTTGTTTTTAGCATTTTTTGTATCATCTATAACCGTCATGTCATATTCTGGAATATCTGCTTTCCCGGTTTCCTTGTATTTAATAAACAGCCGGTTTGCTTCCATAGAAGTAATAGGAGCTTTATCAAGGTCGAGCCGAACAAGATAGTCTTCGTATGTTTCATCTTTCGGAATGATGTTGTAATTTTTAAGTACATAATACACGTCATGAAGAGAAAGAAGATGATTTGTATTGAACAGATTGGCGAGAGAATTAACCATATTGGAATCTTTGTCTTTTGCATCAAAATCAGTGCTGAGCGTGAATGATACAATAGATGAATCCATGTTATTCCAGTCGCACATTATTTTAAGTGCTTTGGTCATAGCCTGACTTATCCTTATGGAATAAGTTGCAAGATTTGCATTTTCTCCCATACGGTGTATGTCGGCAGATTCAGCTGATGTAGAAGTATCTTTAGAAGTAATGCTTGAGAACATATACCCTATCTGTGCTTCTGCATTTGCAATTGCCTTTTCACTGTGCGTTAAGCCTTCTCCGGCGAATGAAAGTATACCTACTTTAGCTTCAGGTTCAGGAAGCATAATCATTGTCTCTTTTCCTACAACTATTTCTTCATCATTTCCATCGTCATCTTTTGAAGGAGTATGTCCTGTAGTATACATTGTGGGAAGAGTAGTCATATGAACACCGTATTCATAATCAACAAGCTTCTGGAAATGTCCTATGTTAAGTTTTGCTATATCATAGAGCATTGATTTTGAAGGTATTTCTCCGGGGATGGTTATAAACGGTATGAATTTCATTGGTTCTCCGTGCATATATATAACCCGTTCATCTACTTTTACTATAGATTTTTTAACTTCTTTAGAAAATATTTTTTTGGTTTCTTCTATATTATAGATTTTCTGTACATAATTATTGTCTTCGTTGAGTTCAAGAACCCTGAATCTTGATAATCTGTCATGCGCAAATTCAATATTACTTATATCTTCTTCCTCTTTGAGAACTACCATTGACAGCACTTTTATACCGTTGATACGCCGCCTTTTCCAGTTTATAACATTGTAAGCGGAATAATAGGTAAGATACGATCTGTGGTTGTTCCGTTCTGCATCCAGTACGCTTTCGTCCGGGTCGGCTTCGGGATAATCAACAAGTATACCTCCCCAGTTAGTAGGTATATTGTCATTTATCATATCTGCCGTAAACTGGGAAATTGTAGTTCCGTTCATATCTATATTATCGAGATATCCTTTATCTATGAATTCCTGCGGTACAGTTATTTCCGGTAATTTCTGCGTAAGCATACCGTGAATATTCATCAGTATCCTTCCAGTAAAATTTGCAAAAGTAGCTCTGCCTATTCTGGCTCTATAAGATTCTTCCTTTTCTTTATATTTTTTAGGACAATACTGTTCCCTATATTTTATTTTATCATCACCGGCTATACAGTCAGCTATTATATCCCACTGCCGTTTATATTCTACATAAAGCCTGTCTTCGGTAGATACTCCATCTGTGCCAATTACGCCTGAATTATATGTATCTTTTTCCATTTTTCACTCCTATATTCCAATTACTTTAGGTATATAAATCCTGTTCTTATGAAGGAATGGCATCCTGTAGCATATCAAGTATGCCATAGCGTCACTTATATGGTCTAATCCTGAAGTTTTATCAGGTTCACCTTTATCATTATATGAATATCCATTCAATGATTTTACAAGCTGGGGACATCTTGTTGCAGATACGTATACCCGCGATTCTCCTCTTGCATTCATTAATGACGCATTTACGGTATTGAATTTATCCCTTGTCTGATACGGAGCGTATGGTGAACATACTTTAAATCCGTTACTTGCAATTATGTCAAAATCACTTTTTCCTACTATAGAAGAAGTCTGTCTTTTTTTGCCTGTAGGGTCTGGATACGTTATAATATTCTTTCCCGGAAATCTTTTTTTAAGCATATCACACAATGCCTGTGTACTTGAGTTCTTTTCACTTATTTCATCAAAAAATATAATTCTCTCTTTGAGTACTGCATCAGGTATAGAAAAAGCTATTGCGGCAGTCATCGGGTTTACGTTAAAGTCTATTCCTACAAGTATATCATGAGGAAGATTTATTTCTCTTATCAATGCATCTATTTTACTGTTTGAGTTTATTGATTCTGTATATGCATCATAAATACGGTTAGTCATTGTCTCAAAAGATGCAAGATATTCCTGTGCAAACATTTTAGGACTCATTGTTTTTCTTGCCTGTTCAATCTCTTCTTCTTCTATATTTCCACCGTCTATAGAGGTGTAATGAAAATAAGCCCAGTTTTTGTTCCCTGCTTCCTGCAATCTTTTTGCTTTCATAGCCAAATCATAAAATTCATCATATCCATTTGGAGTAGATATAATCAGAAGTTTGTGGTCTTTTCCTTTGTCGGTTGTTGCAGGGTATACAATATCATATGTGCCTTTCGGCTGGTCTCTGTATTCATCGAATATAACAAAATCAGGGCCGCCTCCTCTTAAATGTTCAGGGTCATCCGCAGACTTAAGATAGACTTCTGATTTAGTCCTGTAAAACTTTGCATACATTTCCTTTTCTTTTCTTTCGTAATATGCAGAAGGAATATATCTGTCCATCCAGTCGCGCCACATATTTTCCCTTGACTGTGCATTTGTAGGAGATATGAACCATGTCTTTTTAGGTCTGCCTGTTTCTTTTGTGCTTTCCTCAAACATCATGGAACCTGAAACCCATGTTTTTCCAAAACGCCTTCCGGCACATACAACAATACGTGAAGCATGAGAAGATATTATTTCTGACTGTGCTGCTGACAGCGAATACTTAATTGTCGGCATCTTTACCTTCTTCATCCTCATCTATACTGTCATCATCATCTTCCATATCTATTTTTATTCCTGCATTTTCAGTATCATTAGGAAGTTCTTTTAATGCATTCTCTTTTACCTGTTCGCTGACTGACGGCGCAAGTACAAATTTAACACCGGGTATATCATTCTTTTCAACATCCTGCATAACAGCTGCTTTCCCGTCTACATATTCAATTACAAGCCTTGAAAACGGTGCAGATATTTTAGGGTCTGGACTTAAAGCATTCGCCATGCAGTGTTCTGCAAATTTCTGCGCATATGTCTTTTTAACTTTCAAAGGTCTCCCTGTTTCACCGTCTTCTTCTGTATCGGTCATTTCCTGCTGCATAAGTGATTTCAGGCACTGTGATATAGCGTGCTTTTCTGTTTTTGAGACTTTGTATGTTGATGAAGAAGGTGTAAGAACTCCCATTGATTATTCCTTATACTGCATTATGCTTTCTATCCCTACACCCAGAACCTTGCATATGTTTTCGAGCGTATCTGAATAGATACCTTTCTTGCAGTGCATACGGCTTATTTCGCTTTTTGTAAGTCCTGCTCTTTTACCAAGTTCAACTTGACTTATATGTCTTTCTACCATAAGTTTAAACATAGGCTTATAATCTATCATTTTACAATCCTCATAAGTTCATTCGGCTGGCATTTGAAGTATTTACATAAAATATTAAAATGTTTTGTACAAAATACTCCTCCGTCTATCATTTTTTTAATGGTAATAGGACACAGCCCTGTACTTTTAGACAGGTCGCTTATGCTTATTTCCATATCAACCATTTTCTTTGCCATAGGCACACAATCTATCATTTATTACTCCTATACATATACATATTTCTTTTAGTCTGTAATTGCACTATACATATAAATAGCACAGTTATATAAATTATGCAAGCAAAAAGTTTATTTAGCGCTATTTATATTGACAAAATATATTTTTTGTTATATCCTATGTCTAAGGAGTAACTAAAATGATAAATAATATCACGAATAATAATTGGATTAATGTTAAAAACAATAAATTTCCTACGCCAAGAATAGAAATATTGTGCAAACTTCCTGATGATAAGCGTAGAATTGGATATTATGTTGACGGAAATGGTAGAGGAGAATCAAATGTTGGTTTTTTTGGATTAGATTCTATAAGAATACATCCAGTAGAATGGATGTATTTGCCATGATATTATAAAAACAAACATACTATCAATTGACATTTTTTATATTATAAGGATGAAATATAATGATATTAACAAAAGAAAATCTTAAACCTTTTATGAAAAATAATAAAGTTTTTCTACCAAGCAGAATAAAAAAACTTGGATTTGACACATCTACAAAAGGATGGACTAAAAAACTTATGGGTGAATATGTGAATGATGATGTTTATAACAAAGTTTTAAATAAAATTACAAATTATAATAACTATAATAAGAAAAAACAAAATAAATCGAACAATATTAAATCATTTGACAAAAATACAGAAGAATTTATAAAATTATATATTGAAAATATGTGTACTGAAAATATATATGGGGGATTAGTTACGGAGTGGATTCACGCAGATATTAAATGGGATATAGTGAGAATAAGGCTTATGAAATTACCATATGAAGCTTTTCTTAAAACATATTATTGGAAAGCAATCGGTATGTATCTAAAATATAAAAACGGAGAACATTGTACTTATTGTTCTTGTGAAAAAGGATTGCAAATACATCACAAAACATATGAACATCATGGAATAGAATTGTTTTATTTAGACGACTTAGAAGTCTTATGCGATAAATGTCATAAAATGAAGCATTAATTTTTATATTCTGTTTTTTTGAATAATTTCCAGTTACGGTCTTTTTTTTGTTTATAATTTTTATCTTTTATATATCCTATGCATCGTACTATCTTTTCTTTATATATATATTTTATATCTCGACATCTTTCATAATAGATACAATGATAACATATATAATCCTTATCATATAATAGCAAATATTCTTTAGCAAAATAATCTTCGGCCATTATATTGTTAATTTCCATTTTTTCACCTATATTTTTAGCCATTTATTCACCTATTCCAAGTTCGTTGAAAACTTTATTTATTTTAGGCGATTGTATTGCAAACCAGTCAACCATTTCTTCGTTAGTTGCCCAAGAATCTTCTGATTTATTGCAATTATTATCAAGACCGCTACAATGAAGAAAAGCATGTATTATTTCATGTCTTATATTCCGTTTCATATATGCTTCCGGATTATTTGTGAATCTTGTATCACTCGAATCATGAAGAAAATTGTTGTTTATATATATTGTTTTATTATCATTGTCACACAATCCATCATATTCTTTTGAAAGAAGCTTTTCATCTATACCGCTTTTCACAAAAACAAGTTTATAATCAGTTCCCAAAATATTCACAATTTTATTATTCAATAATTCATCAATCATATATTTCTCCTGTTTTTATAAATATTTCACCACAATATTTATATCTGTGTCACAAAACACATTCTCTATTATTTCACGTACTCTTCCCCATTGCAGCCTGTCAAGTCCGCATCCTATCTTAGGAATACACAGTTTATAATAACCGGAATCAGTCATATAATCTCTAAGACTTATAAGCGCATTCCCGATTGATTTATAAGTCGGCTTTCCATATGTATGTGATTTTGTTATGAGATTGGCCGCGTTATCAATCATAATGCAAAATCCTTCATTTCCGTTTTCCCCGTTTTTCACAGATTCGCATAATTCGCTGGATAATCTTCTTTTTATTCCGAAGTATTCCACAAACATAGGTGCTATTCCTGCACCATAATTACCATCCTGTGCAATGCAGTGTGCATATACAGTGGATTTATCTGTATTCTCAAATAGATTTCCTTTTATTTCTGTTAATGTCATAAATCAACCCTCTTTTTATTTGTTTTTTTCGTGTTGTACTAATTCTATAAAATATTCATTACCCACATAATTACTCGGTCTATCTATATCCCATGTTTTATTTTTAGACAAATAGTATCTCAAAGGATAAAACAAACAATAGCATACTTTCATATCTTTATTATATACGCTTGAAGAACATGTACCATCTGATCTACTCCATCCTCTGCCACGATTTATTCTATATGTTCTCATGTCTAATTCTATACTATATTCATCAAATGCCCGTTTATAAAATCTATATTGTAAATCAGTGCAATAATAAGCAGGACTATTAACCATACGGTCTAAATCAGCGTCATCCATCATTTTATATCACTCCCTGTAGTCAGAAGCATAATCATATTGTCATATTCATCCAATTTTTCATAATACTTTTTTTCATTTTCCACTTTTTCACTTTCATATTTTTCCAGTTCTTCTTTGCCATCTTCACCAAGACTTTGTATAAGCGATTCAATCATATCATTGAGCTGTTTATAGCCTGAAACCAAATCCTGTTTTTCACTGCGTATAACTTTCAGAATACTGTCTGCATCATGCTCTGTTAATGTTATCATCATTTATCTCCTTATTTATATGCTATTTCATGGGACATAATCTGTTTTATGCTTTTATCACCATAATACCAGAAATGAACAGGTTTTTCTTTTGCCGGAATTTCTTTAGAATTACACATTGTGCACGAAGGAAGTCCGCATATTGCTACAGTTTTTGTAGCTTCATCCTCAAATGCAACATATAACTTTTCGCCATTTCTAAGTGTTATATGTGCATATGTTATATCTTCATTCTGCTTCATATTTTCTCCTTATATAATATCTTTATATCCATTCAATACATAGATAAGATGCTTTCTCTCGTATTCAGCCTGTTTTTTTGTATCTCTTCTTATCCAATAATAACAACCTCCTGAAGTATGAATCATAAAATGATATCCTATAGATACCCGTTTGCTCGACCAATCTATTTTCCATATAAAAAACTTTTTATAAACCGGCTCTTCTACGAAGGCTTCTTTAACTTCTCCTATGGCATCAATTACCGGTATTTCATCACCACATGAAACTGGCACCGTCATATTAATCATTTCATCCATATCATTCTCCTTTATGAATATTATGCAATTCCTTCTTCCTGTGCTTTAAGAAAAGCAAGCCTGTCATCTGCTGCTTTTCTCATTATATTTTTGTCTTGATTGAAAGACACTTTTATGCAAGTCTCACATATGTTAATCTCGTGTTTTGTTATACATTCTTCCATATAGTCTTCCCATTCACAGAAAGACCATCCGCTGTCATCATTATATTTATATGCTTCAACATATTCGTCAGGTTTTGCTTCATCAATGTCCCATTCATCAGGTTCATTATATTCATCATCTATGACCCTCTTCATGTTATAATATTCCCATGCTTTTTCTTTGGTTGAGAATATTGCAGCAATACCATAATCAGAATAGCAACCTCTTGTCACAACCCATACTTTATTCATGTTTCACCTCTTATAAAGAATATATCACAACAATTTTGTTTTGTCAATAGAAAAGACCCTTCATTGTGTTATACTTTGATATAACACAATGATTGAATACTGATAATATATATGCCACCTGTTCTTATTACATGTATCAATTACAGGTGTTATGCCTGTTTATACGTATATGCTTTATAATATTCTTCTATAATGTAGTCATTCATACAAATATTATTTATAATGCAAAACAGTGTAAAAAGACATAAAAGAAACAATTTATTTTATGAACTGGTATTCATGTACGTTTTTATAAGATATGAATAGCCGTCAATAAGCCATTCTGCATACACTTCTGAATCAAGACCAAGATAATTTCCTACGGAAAACGGCGGATGCGCTTCTATCAATGTCAATCCTTTTGTCGCTTCTATCCCGAAATCAATGCTTCCGAACCATCCTGCCGGATAATCTATATGAAGGCATGATATGTCAGGATATTCAGGTTCTTCCATAGATGACTCTGATTCACCAGCATACCACCCTGTACCGACTACTTTTCCATCTGATATATAATATCTCCATTCATCTTTGAAACTGACTATATCTGAAATAAAAAACGGAGGCTTTTTCTTATGCTTATATGTGCCGTCTGTTATAAAACCATTGAACCGTTTCAGCCTATCTGATGGTTTTATAAATACTTTATAATCCGGCCATTTATCTCTTATGAATACATCCCTGTTCAGATATGGTTTAAGAAAAGAAGGATAGTTGTCAGCATAATCGGGATTGTTGCCTGAAGCCTTTATATCCAGTCCCGTGCATCTCAAAAACCACTCTATTGTACCTACAGGAATCCACCCATCCGGCACATCCTTATAATTACAGAAATATCTGAACGGAATATTGTGCTTCATGGCATACAGATGAACGCACTTCTATTCAGTGTCTATATGTGTTCTGTCTACTGCAAATCCTTCAATCTTTATCATCACTTTTATTCCTAATAAATAAAACTTCTATAGAGTCTATTATATCCTGCAAAGCGTCACATCCTAATATCGGAACATATAATTCACCGTTATAGCATTGATAATCTGCATTTGAGCTACTGGCTTTATCGAAACAAGACAATACGGCTTTCTTAACAGACTCAAAATCTATACTTTTATTCATTCGTTTTAATTCCTTTTATAAAATCAGTCATAGAATCAAACATACCGCCTTTATTTGTTCTTATATTCGTTCAGTGCATCACATATATCTCTAATCACTTTATCTCTGTTTATATCAAAATCATATAAATTGCAAAGCCTTGCACCGTGATGCTGACAATCTCTGCCATAATACAACGCATACTGACCTTCTTCACCGTGCGGTTCTATGCAGTACTTTCTTTGCTCGTTATCTTCTGCATAATATATACGCCTTTCTTTGTTTTGTGCCATATGCAATGCATTAAGATTAATTTCATTGGGCATTTCATGATTTTCTGACATTTTAACTTCTCCTTCATGCAGGAATTTCATTTCCGGAATTTTAATAGCATGTTTCTTTTTGTTTGAGTTTGAATAAGAATAAGTGAACACTGCTTTATATTTATTTTTATCATCAGAAAAGCAATTCTCACTTTCTTTTATATCATGCACATATGCACTTGTGAATACTGGATTAACTCCATTTTCTGTTTCACAATAAAACATATTACCATTACCATCTCCGCTTTTATGCCTCAATATGCCAAAATAAGGCTTGCAATAATTATAATCAACTTCTTTATCTGATATATATACAAAATGAATTTCAACGCTTTTACCCACATAATTTTCAAGTTCTTCTTTTTTCATTTAATATCCTCCAAATTTTTCAGAAAAATATTCAGAAAGTTCAACATATGCTTTTGCAAATGCAACTTCTCTTGTGCAATATTGCACACTGACTACTGGTTTTCCATAATTCCCAGCTTCTTTTCCTCTTTTGTCGTATACTTCTATAATCCAGTCTGCTATAGAATTGTGTCCTATTTCAAGTGCAAGATTCGGTTTCATCTCATACAGTTCAAAAAAATCTTTTTCCATATTTTATCTCCTTCTATAATTTATATCCGACAAACAAATCAAGCCTTTGCTTCGATAGTTCAAGATTGATTTCAGCAATTTTTCTCATTTTTTCGGCATGTTCACATAACTGTCTGCATCTATCTTCCATCTTTTTCACATCAACCTTATCAATCATCTTTATCTCCTTTATAAGCATAATAATACAATCATGTTGCTTTGTCAATGGTTATATAAGATTTATCTGTGTATTGTTTATCATTTTTTCAGCTATTTTTATATATTCATTGTTAAGTTCACACAAAATATATTCCCTATTTTCATGAATATCGCCAATAACAATAAAATACTCGATTTGTCAACATCCATCTTTCATCCTATAGGTCACAACAGGAAAATATTTTTTATCGAGCATTATAACTTTTCCACATTTATTGCATTTGAAATTAGCCTTTACCTTCAGGTCAGTACTACATATATTTTTATCATATATATAGCCTCCGACTTGTTCTGTATATACTCCTCCGCATTCACATTTAACTGCCTTTATATATGTTTCCGCAGGGACTCCAACCATCTGCATATCATTTTCATTGCCTTTGTTATCAATATTTGAACACATTTTTTATTTCTCCTGTTTCCATTCTAACGACTTTTTTTATTTTTAATCCAAATCGGCATCTATGCAATATTATTTGCACAGCTTTTCTTATTCTTGCAATATTAGAATATCTGTCATGTACAAGACGTTTTCTTGCATATTTATAAGTATCATCAACATTTCTTCCTGCCTGATATTCATGCAAGAAAAAACTGTTATCTGATATATCTCTATCATCTTCATATTGTTCATCGCAGTCTATATATCTTGTTGATACACCGTTAATGCAGGCGTTTCCATTTATGTCATAAACATGTATTTTTCCCATCATTTTCTCCTTATGCCGTGCAAATCAATTTT